GACCTTCCTATACCAGTGACGGAGTTGTGGAACAAGCATAACTTCACACCTATCGTCAACTGGCGTGGTGCATACCAGATGTGGAAGGCGAACCCTGTGGCTGTGGCATGCACTCTGACGTATTCGCTGATGATGCCGGAAGCACAGATCGGTGTGATTACTGCCAATGGTTACGACTTCGAAAGCCCTATCGTGGGGATGCTGACACGTAACCAATGGCGTGTGACCTTTGGCGAGATCATGACGATCCTGTGCATCGGTGGCAACGCTTACGGGTATAAGCTACGCAACGCCTCGGGTGCTATCATCGGCATGCGCTGGTATTCAGATAAGAACTTCGCCCCTGTCAACGATGGTTACGGTGACGTAAGCCACTATCTATACTATGACGGACAGGTTGCCTACACAGTACGCAAGGAAGACGTCGTTCACATTCAGGGCTTCTGGTACGATCCCGAGAAAACACTTGGTGGTGGTAGCCCTGTTGAGTTAGCAGCGCAGTCTATCGAGGGGTATAACGAAGCTACGTCTACGGTGTTCAACATCCACAAGAACGATGCCATGCCGAAGACGTTGCTAGTGTACGATGAGGAACTCAGCAGCGAACAGGCTTCACTTGCACAAAAATCTTTTTCTCGCAAGTACGGAGGCGAACGTCGTGGTAGCGTGGGTATCGTCTGGGGTGTCAAGGACGTTAAACGCCTTGCACTTGACTGGAACGAACTGGGCCTCAGTGATACCTTCGGTCAGTACGAGACGCGGATCTGTGGTGCTTACAAGGTGCACCCAATTATTGCTGGGACGCACATGGGGCTTTCTTCAGCTACCTACAGCAATTTTGAACAGGCAAGCAAAGACTTCACCAACATGGTACGTGTTCCGTTCTGGAACATGATCGCTGACCAGATCAACGCACAGCTAGCTATCCCAGAGTATGGCGTGCAACTTGGTTTTGACCTCTCGACAGTGCAGGCTTTGGCTGGTGAGACCATCGCGATGGAAGCGGTATCTACTGACAACGACAGCGACGTCGACGTCGACGACACACCCGAAACACTAAGCCTCGGAGGTGGCGTGTCTTCGGGCAAATACTTTCACAAAAACTACAGCGTTACCATAGGCCCCGAAACAAAAGCATGGCTGCACCATCCCGACTCGCAAGTCTACGCCAAAGCCTACGACGACCTGTTGAACAAACAATCCGAGAAGATCGCTAAGGAGTGGGGGCGTGTGTTGGATGATTTGTACGACAGCATCACCGCTGACGTTAAGTCACTCCGCATCGAGACGAAGATAGACGACCAGTTCAGCCTGGATGTCTGGGAGAAGAAATTTATAGACGGCACCGAGGACAGCCGTACCGAGCTCACTGAGATCGTGCTGGCATTAGCACAGGAAGAGGTCGACGCTGAGGGTGAGTTCACACGCGGCCGTGAGGCTGGTATTCAGGAAAGCGCAGATAAGATTTCAGCATCCGTAGGCACCATCAGAACCGACATCCAGACTCTACTACGACAGAACGCAGGCGTTGGTGAGGAGGAATTGGCAAGGCTTTTGAAGGAAAAATTCTCTGACCTGAAGGTATCACGTGCTAATGCCATCGCAAGGACTACAGCCACAGCCACAACGGGTACCGTGCAGAAATCCGTCTGGGATGAGCTGGGCGGGATCAAACGGTCATGGGTAGCCTTGGCTGGCGCACGTGATGCACACGCTGCAGCGCACGATCAGTTGGAAGATGCGAACGGGAACTTTACAGTTGGCGGTGAGACGACACCCTATCCTGCAGGCCCTGGCTTGTCAGCATCCAACTCCGTCAACTGCCGATGTTTCACACGTGCAAGGCAACTCTAACTTGTGGATAATTAAACAACAGCATAACCCAAATTCGTATGGTATGGGGAACACACCATGAAAATTGAACGTAAGACTTTTGAATTTCAAGCCAAGGCAGAGGGTGACAGTGGCGTAATCGAGGCCATCGTCTCCGTATTCAATAACGTCGACAGCTATGGCGACCGTGTTAAGTACGGTTTCTTCGACGAATCGCTGAAGACCAAACTGCCAAAGGGCGTCTGGGCTCACGACTGGAAAACACCAGTAGCCAAGACATTAGAAGCCCGTGAGCTTATGCCAGGCGACGCCATGCTACCTGATAGCTTGAAAGACCTTGGCGGCCTTTATATCAAAGGCCAATTCAATATGAATACACAGCGAGGACGTGAGACCTACTCCGACATCAAGGAAGGTATCATCGACGAGTTCTCGATCGGTTATTCGGTAGTCGAGGAAACATTTGCACAGGATGGAGCACGTGAACTAGTCAAGGGGAAACTCTATGAGTGGTCACCGGTGCTGTTCGGTGCTAACTCACAAACGGCACTTATTAGCGCTAAGGGACTTAACGATGATCTCGAGGACGTTGGAACCGACGTCGATAGACTCATTACGAGGCTGAACGAACGCGCAGAAATTAGGCAGAAGGAAGGGCGCACGCTATCGTCGGCTAACGTGGCACGCCTGACCGAATTGATGGACACACTGACCGCTGCAGTAGGCAATATCAAAATGCTTATTGACGCGGCACAACCGGTTTCCGCAAAGGCTGCCATGGAAATGGAAGCATTGCGGGCATTAGTAAACAAGAGGAAACAATCATGAATTTGCAACAGATCAACGACGCCATCAGCGCGAAGTCTAGCGAGCTCGAAACGCTCCTTGCTAAGACAGAGCCAACGATGGACGAAGTAAAGTCTGCACAGACATTGAACGCTGAAATTGACGCGCTCAATGAGCAGGCTAACGAAGTAAAGTCGTTCGAAGCTATCAAGGCCAAGAACGCACAACGCCAGACGGAAGTGAAGACAGCAGTGAACAAGCTGCCAAAGTCAAACGACATCAAGGTCGGCGAATCATCAGCAAAGGCTAACATGCCAGATGCTGAGTACAAGGCTTACGTAACAGGCTTGTTTGTAGGTGGTCTTGCTAATGAGACAGCACGCCAGAAGTACACAGAAGTTACTGGCCTTGATTATAAGACACACACACAAGGTAACGACGCCACAGGTGGTATCTTCGTTCCAACAGAGACATCAAGCCTGATCGTCAACCTGAAGGACACATACGGATCATTCCGTCGCAACACCCGTGTTGAGCCTATGGGCTCCGAATCCATCCGCATCTTCCGCACAGGCGATGACGTGACGGCATACTGGGGATCAGAGACAGGTACATTGTCATCATCTGACATGTCATTTGATGCAGTGACGTTGAACGCAAAGAAGATGTATGCTCTCGCTGTTCTCTCTGAAGAACTTGTAATGAACAGCACACAGAATCTTGGCCTTCGCTTTGCAGAATCGGTAGCACGCCAGTTTGCAAAGAAGGAAGACGAAGCTGGTTTCTTGGGTGACGGCACGTCAACATACGGCGGTGTTCTCGGTCTTGCTGGCAAGCTCCGCAAGGTTCTCGAAGATGGCGGCGGAACATGGACGAACGACACACACAAGGGCTACCTCGGATCAGCACAGGTATGTGCTGGCAACACGTTCGCAGAAGTAACAATGGGTAACCTGATTGCTGGTATGCGTAAGGTTCCAACATACGCACTCACGGGTGCTAAGTGGTATTTCAACAAGGTAGCTTTTGGTGAGACAGCAGAGCGCCTCGCATACGCACAGGGCGGATCAACAGCTGCAGAACTTGCTGGCTCATTCGGTCAGCGCCTCTTCGGTTATCCTGTCGAGTTCGTCGACGTTATGCCATCAGCAGATGCTAACAGCCAGGTGTTTGCTTACTTCGGTAACCTTACACAGGCTGCAACTCTTGGTGATCGCATGGCAACATCGATTAAGCAAGATGCAAGCAAGGGCTTCGACACAGATACAATCTATGTCAAGGCTACTCAGTACCTCGACATCAAGGTACACGAAATGGGCAACTACAATGCTACAGCAGCATCACGTACAACAGGCCCTGTTGTTGGTTTCGTAACAATTAATTCTTAATAGGTGACAACATGAACGCACTACAAAATGTGAAGGTTGTCAACGTTACGCCACCAGCTGCAATCGTTGACAATGCATCGTTTACAACTAACACGATCGACACAGCTGGCTTTGGTAAGCTCGCAGTGTATTTCAGCCTCGGTGCAACAGACATCGCGATGGCAGCCCTCAAACTCCAGGAGTCAGACGACTCTGGCATGAGTGGAGCTGCTGACATCACGGGCTGTGTATACGGCGCAACGGGTGCACCTGCACTGCCAACGGCTAACGACGACAACAAGGTCTTCGGGTTCTTTGTGAACCTCGCAGGTCGTGATCGTTATATCGACGTTGTTGCTACAGCTGGCGACGGGTCGACTGGTACTTTCGGATCATGCATCGCTGTTCTCTATAACGGCGAAGGCATCAACGACGCTACCGAGCGCGGTCTTGCTGCTAACATCATCAAGGACTAACTAAAAAAGTTGTTCTGACGACTGGGCCTTAGGGCCCAGTGGTGAGCACAGCAAAGGTTTTCAATGGTCATACTATCATCATCAGGTGCACGTGTTGATTTAGAGCTCCGTCAGGGGGCAGCCTTTGCACGTACATTCACACATAAGACGAACGGGGTGGTGACCAACATAACAGGTTACACCTTCGCTGGCCAGATCCGCACCATCGACAACGTTCTTGCTGCAACGTTTACGATAACGACAGTAAACGCTTCGCAAGGTACGTTTTCGGTAGCATTAAGTGCAGCGACTACGGCATCGCTGACGGTGGGCGAGGTGTATGTGTGGGATTTGGAGCAGACGGTCTCAAGTTCAACGAACGAACTACTCCGTGGCTACGTGACTGTTCTCGGTGAGGTAACCCAGTGAGTTACACCATCAACGTTAATCAAGACACGCTCCGTGTCAACGTAGATCAGACGAACATTACCCTGGACATCGCCAGCGGCGGGCTGGTGCCTATCTCTGATGACATCACATTGGTAGCTGGTGAGAATCTGTCTGCACTTCGTGCTGTGACGTCTAACTCATCAGGGCAGGCTGTCTATGCCAGCAACAACACGTTAGCAAATGCCCAGGTTGTAGGCATCACCAACGGAGCGGTTACATCTGGAGCCAACGCAACTATCAAGATCTCGGGCATCTTGACAGATGCCAACTGGAACTGGACTAAAGGGACGGTTTACTTGGGCACCAACGGAACACTAACACAGACAGTACCAACAAACGGCGCTATAGTCGTTCACGTAGGTAAGGCTTTAACATCCACGCAACTAATCATCGACATAGACACAATCATTCAAACGGTGTAACATGGCAGAAAAGTATATCAAGAATAACAGCGGCCAGCTCGCAGAAGTCGAAGCTACCGTATCATCATCCGGCGCAACG